TCCATTGCTTCTAAAAAAAGGCTGTTCGCCATAGAAAAAGAACAGACTGGATTTGAGTCGATTCTATAAGCGTAATAGTGCATCACCCCTACTCAATGGGCAGTTGATCCCCAAAGAAATGAGACTCCCGGTATATGGCGAGTAGATGCCAGGTCGGTAACGAAGCCTGCCGGAATCGTTACCTCCCCCAGCATATCGCTCTGATAGATCAGCGGAGCTTCCAAGATCCAATAATTCTCATCGGACTGGCAGCAGCGGAGTTCAAGCTCGGTTAGGAATTTGCTCATCTCACGGCTCCGGCAGTACGATTAGTTTAACTGACAAACACAAATCACATACCGGCTGGTTGCCATTAAGATACATAACCTGGGTTGCCATGCTTAAATCTTTTTTACACCAAGCACAACACAATGTATTCGAAGCGGTTTTGGTCGAAGGATATGCTGCAATATTATCCCAGTTAAAATGCATTAAATCCCAAGTGGATTGCATTTATAATCCTTTCTTTGACATTTACTGAGCCACTGGATTAGTCGTAGTGGTTGTCGTGGTCGGAACGCTTGTCCCGATCGTAGGGTTCCCGCTGTTCCCAACAACACTCGACACTCCCGCCGGCCCCTGTACCCCGGAGGGGCTGCCCTGAAGGCCAGAGTTATTGGACCCATAGTAGACAGACCCGTGAGTACTGGAGTTTACCGTCTTCAAAGCCTCATTGAAGAAATACCCCTGCGTGGCGATACTGATGGGGATCCCCATAAGGTTCATAGCCGCCAGATAAACGGGCAGGTATTCATCCCGGTACTGTTCCACGCTTTTGAAAGCCTCCCCCGTAATGGGGTAATAGACCTCAAGTTTTTTAACCCCGCTCATCCTGATTTCTTGTCCTTCATGAGCCTCAATGGTTAGGAGTGGCTTGATTTTGGAAATAGCCATCATCTGTATCGTAATCGCTTCTACCTGGGCATTATGATAAGCGATCCGGTCAGCAGAGGAAGCGCACCCAAAAAGGCTAAAAGCCGCGAATGCAATAATCAGTTTCTTCATGTCATCTCCTTTTACCACCAACCCATATCCACTTTATCCTCAACCAACTTCAAGCCCTTTATTTGATGATCTTTAGCAACGTAGGGGAGGAAGGCACGATTTTTGTATCGGACAAAGGGAGGGACCAATCGGAGACCCCCCATACATTGCTCGCCAATGCTTTGACGGTGAAAGGTCCATTTGGCATGGTGCCCAGATCGTATAAGATCCTTTTACCATCCGTTACCACCGGGACACATTCTACCGCCGGAATCTCAATGGCCTCTTGAGTCCCAAACTGCAATTTGAAACCGGTGATCTTATCGACAGCCGAAGTACAATCACAAGTTAAAAAAGGACCAGCGGCAGCAATCGTAGGAATTGCCAATAAAACTAAAAACAACAACAACGTCTTTTTCATAACGCCCCCCTTAAGATTTGTAAAAATGGTTCCATTGGTTGAAATTGCAATCTATATATTTGACCCCCGTCTACGCAGGCGGGATCAATAGAGTTACACCAGGAAGATGCGATTAAACAATCCTTGTCTTTACAAGTTCGGAACTGAAACCAGTAAATTCCTGGCTTAGGACTCTTGACGTTAATCGTTGTCTCCTTAGTGTTATAAGAGTAAACAACGTCAGAATTTTCCCGAATCAATTTGGCCTCGAAATGGTCAATCACAAAGGATGCTTTTGACTCCCATCTAAAAGTTACGGTGTCCAATGATTTTGCAGTAAACGTCAAGGGAGGAGAAGCCCAGATTTCAAACACCAAGACGGAAGCACAAATAGCCCAACAGATAACCGCAGCGATTAAAAATCTTTTTTTGAATTTCACTTGACTCCTCCTTTCTTGATTTTGTTTATTAATTGTTTTTTGGGCCAAGTGTTTTTGCATTTAGTACATACCCACCACAAATTATTTTCCTTATGAGGAATTATAAGAGTACAACCACATTTACAAGTCACCCAGACACACCGCCTTTACTGTTACATAAATCCAATATTAACAAGCATTAAAGTCAGTTCACCAAACTTGCTTAATCGCATTTACCAAGACATTCGCAGACTTTTCCCAAGTAAATTGTTTCTTAATTCTTATGCTGGCCTTCTTTCCTAACTCTAAAGCCTTTCGATAATTGTTTATAACGAATGCCATCTTTCTAAGCAAATCATCTGGATTAGGAAAAGCACACTCAGTTTCAACTTTACCATTATAACCGATGAATTGTTGTTCCGTTTTCCCCATTCTATATTGAAGGGGAAACCCAACGTCACTATCAAAAAAATCCGTTACACCAGAATAGAAAGTGGATATGCAAGGCAAACCTGTAGCCATTGCTTCCGCAAGGGTTAAACCAAACCCCTCACCGTGAGTAGGAAACAAAAAACAATGGGATGACTGATACAACTTTACCAATTCACGTCGAGTTAAATTCCTACTGTCAAAAACAATGTTTTTATTCTTCTCAATCTTGTCAGAACCAGTAGTCTTAACATACAATTCTATTGACCCTGATTTTGAAAAACTTTTTTTCCATACGTTAATAACTTCCTCCCAGCCTTTCCTTGGATTAGGAGCCCCAAGCCATAAGAAACGAAAGGGTCTATCAGTAGGGAATTTTCTTTTCTTGAATTCAAATTCAGGAGAAACACCGTGGTTAACTACTGTAATTTTTTCGGAAGGAAAGTATTTTGTAAGTAGAGTTTTACACCATGTTGAAGGTGTAAAAAGAAAATCAGCTTTTCTGATGTTATCAATACAAAACTGAGGGAGGGTGGTGGCTTCATTCATGGTAAACAACCAATTAACTTTTCCATCAACTGGTTGTTTATACAAATCCGGGGAGGCGATTATCACAGAATTCTTTGCCTCGTCTGATACATCAACAAGTTTCGCTACTTCGTCATATAATTCCTTATTATGAACGGAGTATCCAAAAGAGTTACCTACAAGCTCAATATCTACGGCCCTTGCCCAATGCAACTTTAAAGTAGTTTCCATAATTTGTGATTGCATTTGCAGTGACCATAAAATCGTTTATCGGCTTCCTGAGTTTTCCCACAATTTATACATTCAGCAATAAAATTAGAAGATGTGTGAAAAGTGGGACACCCGCATTGACTGCACTCAATCGTAACGGGCTGATCTTTCCTTACAAGCAAGTCTTTACCACACTTATCACAAATGAGATAATTACTCGAAGGAATTATCGACACGGTTTTGGTTTTTTTGGTTTCATCTTGATCCTCAATAGTAATACCGTCAATTTGACGGATTACTTTTCTTTTTAATACTGGCATCTTGGGCCTCCATTTTGCCATAGCCTCCTTAAAATCCCTGGTGGGGGAGGGAGGAGGCCGGGAACCCTCCCCCACCACTCTTTTATACCAACAGGTTACGCATTAGTCAGCAATCGAACAAAACAATTAGGTTGTGCAACCTTCAAAGCCCACCGATTGTAGATTTTAAAGCGTGTCCGGTTGGTAGTCCAGAGACCGTAAGGATCTACCTGAAGAGCAGCATTCTGAACCCGACGTCCAAGACCAAAACCCTTCATATTCCCATAGGAAATAAAGGCGGTATTTGCGCCAGTAGTGGAAGGCATTTTGATGCACTCACTATACGGATACCCAAAAATAGTCCCAGGAACGCCGCTTCCATAATTACCATCCATGAAAATCGGACGACCTTGAGAATCTTTCAGAGTACGAACATAGTGCAGAATAGCTCCAGACATGAAATAGCGAGCACCCTGTTTCCGTAAACCGTCCAATTTAGCAATCATAAGAGACAAATGATCGCCAGACAGTTGACTGAACATGGTGGAACCAGACATGACAACGGAGTAACCGCAAGCAGCAGACAGTAAACCAGAAACACCGCCATACTGACCAGAACCAGTACCGTTGAAACCAGCATCGTCAAGAGTCATACCAACAGCCTCAGCCAAAGCCTCAGCCAACCAGGAAACGATGTCGGAACGAGCGTCAAGCATACTATCATTACGAACAACGGAGTATGCAGACAACTCTAAATTTTCCAACTCGACTTCTGCCAGATCAGGGTTAGACTCTCCAGTGGTGTTGCCCCAATAGGCTACAGCCGCACCGATTTCAGCCGGGAAAGACTGCTTATTAGAAGTCATATCCCACATACGAGCAAACTGCAGGATTAACGAGGACTCACGAGCGTAATGCAGAATCTCGGAATCAACAATGTCAGGCAGAACGAACACGTTGCCAGGATCACCAATATCAGTTGTGGTGGTTTTGGTTCCATACTCAGACCGGAGTTTTTGCAACGCGACCGGATCTTGCAGGACATTGGCACGCAGGAAAAGCACAAAGTACTTAGCCACTTCCAGACGAGTAGGCTCGTCCATCTTATGACCAGTACTGGTAATCTTTTCCATCAAACGCCGACCTTGTCGTGCCTGATCGTAAGAACCAAAATATTCTTTCAGTTCTTCAGGGTTCATTCCAGTAGTAGCTTGAGGAAGAGTAAAACCACGCTTCATCAGCTCCTCATAACTTGCCAACTTAGCCTCAATCTCTTCCTGTTTCTGTTTAATAGCACCAACAGAACCAGTAGCGAGAGCCAAGTCCTTTACCAAACCTTCTAATTCTTTGATAGGGTCCATTTAATTTCTCCTTTAGACTTGTAGCGATTTTATCGCTTCTTTTAAAGAGTCAGTTATCGTTTTTAGAACTTTCGTATCTTCTTCAGAAAGTTCTTGTTCCCCTGTTTCCTTAGCCCCATTGTCAGGAGGACTGGGCGCTTGTTTATTGATAGATTCCTGAAGAGTTGTCAGTTTCCCGTCAATCTCAGAAAGTTTCTCCATTGTTTCAACAATACTCATCTTTTCCCCAATATCCGAAAGTTTTGCGGATAAAGCCATCAAAATTTCTTTTATTTCTTCCATTTCTTTCTCCTCCAATTCAAAGTTTTTAGGAACTTGATGTATAGTACCAGTTTCCTCTTCAAACTCAATATTTTTTCCAAGTAACAATTCATTTAAAACATCGTCTTCTTTTACTTGGCCTTTCAACTCCTCAATTACTTCTAAAGCACTCTTTCCATTAAATGCCTTAATGTAGGCATCAGTTTGAATTGCTGCAGGATTGGACGGAACCGGACACGCAGACAATTCTAAAAGTTCTTGTTTAGTAAATTTCCTTCCATTCCAACCGTTAGGATCTGTATCTTTGTCTAACGGCTCCCATTCTATAGGTATAAATCCAACAGAGGACGCATTTAAAATCTTCTCTCTAAAAAGTTCCAAAATCATATCTGCAAAAGGGTAAATCCCTTTAGATGGGAACTTTTCATGGAATTCAAGCCTGTCCGGATTTTTCCTACGCACAACTTTAACAGCCGCACCAATAGGAACGGAATGGTAATCATGAGCATAAAGAAATACAGGGTTTTTCAAAAAATTGTCCATTACCCATCCCTTAACACTAATTACATCACCATCTCGATCCAAAGTTTCGTCTGTTCCTGTAATAACGATGATTCTGCTTTCCATATCAACAGATTTAACCAATCCAGCACGATCCGATGCAAAAAGCTGTTTTCCATCTTTCTGCAACGGCACCCCATCTTTGTCTAAAATTTTGTAAGACATTTTATCCTCCTATGAATTTGTATCAATAAGCTCAATACATCTACAATTAATAGTTTCACTTGCCGCACCCATTGGATCACCAGGAAAACGCAAAGTGGAACCACTTCCTAACACCCATGATTGCCCAATCGGCACTCTTAACCCGTGCATTACTCGATGAGTTCTTCGAACTCTTTCATCCAATGCAGTAAACCAAATTTTCAATTTGTATTCTGATCTTTGCATTTCAATGCTTCTTGAATAATTCAAAGTCTTGCTAATTTCTGTCGTTGAAATAGTCATTGCCCTCTTTGACGCACTTGCAAACACTCCTCTAAATCTACCAGCAATTTCATTGACAGTTTCATTTGCAGCAGTACCTTGTTGTAACTGTTTTCGTATATCATTCTTAACTGTGTCAATAACTCTGGTTAACTTCAAAGGTATAGCAGTTAAATAATAAATAACCAGTGCATCATTTAAGCTAAATCCTGAACTCACATTAATTTCTGCCGCAAGAGTTGATGCCCCATATCGTAAAGCTCTTTCGTATATTGGAACTGTGAAAACAATTAAATCCCTACGTTCGTCCATATACTCTTCAGTCTCAACATCTTTTGCAGCTTTAACATTTAAAAGTTTTAAAGTTTTCTTTCGCATATCAAAGAAAACTCTTCGTATCTTCGATTCAAACTCCCACAACAACAATTCAGACCCCCCAACAATTTCCCTCCACCTTCTCCCTGCCGCTTCTTCTTCCTCAAATGTAAATCCGTCCTTTGCCATTGCTGCTTTAGGTTCGTCTGGTACTACAGGTTCTTCTTTGGGCTTTTTCGGCTCGTCTGGAACTACCGGTTCCTCTTTGGGGGGAAGTTTTGGCCCCAACGCAGGATTTACCCCCATCAAATCAATCGTGCCATCAGGTAAAACTTTAACTGTATTGGAAGGAACATACCAGAAATTCCTCCAGGGTTTTGAATCAAAGCCCAACTGCAAACGAGCATTAATTTCATTTGCAGCGTACCCCATTTTGAATAACTTGTCACCAGTATCTACTTTATCTTTAAAATCTTCATGTAGAGCTTC